AGTTGGTCCACGCCGTATGGCAGATGATGAGCGTCCAGAAGACGCACAATTAACTACTGCATCTATTACTACATCATATGAACCTACTCCTCAAACACAATTAAGTGCAGAAGACCAAAAGAATGTAGAACTGCGTAAACTTGCATTAGAAGAAATGAAATTTCATCTTGAAGAACGCCGTGAACTTCACAAGATGATGATTGAAGATCGTCGTGAACAACAAAAAGAAGATGAAATAGAATACGAACGTCAACGTCAATTGCGTGAAGAACGCCGTGCAGCTGAAAAGAAACCAGAACATTGGATGCAAAAATACTGGCGTCCTATGATGGCAGTTCTTTATATGCTTATTTGTGCATTTGATTTTATTGTTGCACCATTTTTAACTATGGCTATGCCAGTATTCTTAAAATCATTAGGTGCTACAACTATAAATTATACACAATGGGTAAGTTTAACACTATCTAATGGTGGTCTTATACATCTTGCATTTGGTGCAATTTTAGGTATTAGTGCTTGGGGTAGAACCCAAGAAAAGAACGCAAATGCCGCAGCAACACCAAAGAGCAGCTTGACTTCCAACTAATTTAATGTTATATAATTAGTATGAATCATTATGAAACACTTGGGGTGGCACAAAATGCCACTCCAGATGAAATAAAGTCAGCATTTCGTAAACTTGCTAAACAACACCATCCAGATGTTGGTGGTGACCAAGGCAGATTTCAAGCAATAAGTGTTGCATATAATACATTGAGTGATCCACAAGAACGTGCCGCTTACGACCATAGTTTGCGTAATCCACAACCACAATTTCGTCAACATCATCACCATCATCATGGAAATCCATTTGAATTTCACTTTAATTTCGGTGGTGGTGACCCATTTATTAATCTTAATGAAATGTTTGCTAACCAATTTGGATTTCAAACACGGCAACAACCAAGAAATCGCAATTTGCGAATTGTATTAGAATTACAGTTTTTAGAAACACTTAATTCACAAAATAAAGTATTAGAATACAAAACTGCAAATAACACAGAACGTATCAATGTTGAAATACCTGCTGGTGTTGAAGATGGTTTTACATTTCAAGTAGTTGGTCGTGGTGATGACGCTAATCCAAGTGTTCCACGTGGTAATTTGGATGTTCAAATTCGTGTGCATCGCCATGAACGATATCAACGTAGTGGTGAAAATGTTATAGAAGATGTAACAATTGACGCCTTTCAAGCTATGTTAGGCTGCAAATTGCCTGTTCAGTTACCAAGTGGTAAAAGTATAGAACTTAATATACCACGTGGAACACAGCATAATAGCCAATTTGGTATTACAGATGAAGGTTTTCCACGACAAAATGGCACTCGTGGCAAATATGTTGCAAAAATTAATATAAAAATACCAACAATTTTAACAAATGGTCAAATTAATTTAATAAAAGAAATCCAAAAAATAAAGCCCATAAATACTTGACAACTACTGAAACTGTGTTATATTGAGATTATGACAAATTTTAGCAGCAACGGCGACCTTGAAAAAGTAGTAAAAATTGCAAAGCAATTTGCTATGGACAATAACCACCAATACTATACCATTGAACACCTATTGGTTAGTATGCTTCACGAACGTGGTTTTAACAAAATATTAAAAGAAATTGGCATTGATGTTGATAATCTAATTTTAGAATTAGAAAATTATATCTTTGATAATATTCCTGTCCATAAAGATAGTGGTGAACCAAAGAAAACACATGGTTTAGAACGTGTTTTCAATCGTGCATTTACACAAGTTATCCTACTTGGTCGTCAGCAAATTAATATTATTGATTTGTATTTTAGTATTGCTAAAGAAACACAAAGTCATGCTTCATTTTACCTCAAGAAATATGGTGTAGAAGCAGAAAAAGTTGCAGAATATTATAGCAAGCAAGGCAAAAAGCAAATCAGTGCTGGCAATAATGCACTTGATGAATATTGCACAAATCTAAACGAACTTGTTTTAGATGGCAAAATTGAACCAGTAATTGGTCGTAGCAGTGAACTTGCTGATATGACACAAATTCTTGCTCGTAAAAACAAGTGCAATGTTATGTTAGTAGGTGATGCAGGTGTTGGTAAAACTGCACTTGCTGAAGGTCTTGCACATGATATTGTAAATGATAATGTTCCAAAATTCTTACGTGGGTATGAAGTTTATAGTTTGAACATCGGTTCGCTACTTGCTGGCACAAAATATCGTGGTGACTTTGAAGAACGTATGCAAGAAATTATGAATGCCGCTATTGAACGTGGCAATATTATCTTGTTTATTGACGAAGCACACCAAATGCATGGTGCTGGTGCTGGCAGTAACAGCAGTGTTGATCTTGGTAATATGATTAAACCTGCACTTGCACGTGGTGAATTTAAAGTGATTGCTTCTACAACTTGGGAAGAATATACCAAGCACTTTGAAAAAGACCGTGCATTGATGCGGCGTTTTAACAAGATTAATGTTGGCGAGCCAAATGTAGAAGATTGTATTACAATTCTAAATGGTATCAAGCCAAGCTATGAAACATTTCATAATGTTAAAATTACAGAAGAAGCAATTCGTGATGCTGTAATGTTGAGTCATCGTTACCAAAGTGACAAGCGATTGCCTGATAAAGCCATTGATTTGATTGATAGTGCAGCCGCACTTCGTCGCACAAAGAGTCGTGGTAGTCGCACTATTGATGTTGCACAAATTCGTCGTGAGTTAAGTCGTATTACTGGTATTCCAGAAGTACAACTTGGTGCAGAGAATACACAGAAACTAATGCCTAATCTTGACAAAGATATAAAGGCAAAGGTTTATAATCAAGATGATGCTGTGGATGCTGTTCTTGATCGTGTGTGGGTTGCACAAGCAGGATTGAAAAGTGAAAACAAACCTATAGGTTCCTTCTTGTTTCTTGGTCCTACAGGAACAGGTAAAACAGAACTTGCAAAACAACTTGGTGATAAACTTAATATGAAGTTGTTACGTTTTGATATGAGTGAATATCAAGAACGTCATAGTATTTCACGACTTATTGGTGCTCCACCTGGCTATGTTGGCTATGAAGATGCTAATTTAAGTGGTGGTTTGCTTATTAGTGAAGTTAGTAAAAACCCACATTGTATTATATTATTTGATGAAATTGAAAAAGCACATCCTGATGTTGCACAGGTTCTGTTGCAAGTTATGGATGAAGGTTTTATCACTGGCACTAATGGTAAACGTGCAGATTGTCGCAATGCATTGCTTATCATGACAAGTAATCTTGGTGCGGCTGATAGCGAACGTCTTGTTATTGGTTTTGGTAATCAAGATCGCAGTGATGCAGTAGATGCAGCAGTAAAGGAGTTCTTCCGTCCAGAGTTCCGCAACCGTGTTGATGCTATTATTACATTTAAGAAATTGGACAATTCAACAATCCGCAAGATTGCAGAGAAGTTTATTGCGGAACTTAACACACAACTTGAAAGTAAAGGTATTAGTGTTAAACCAACCGAAGCGGCGTATGATTGGCTTGTAAAGCGTGGTTATAATCCACAGCTTGGTGCAAGACCAATGAGCCGCACTATTCACGAACATATCAAGGTTCCACTTGCAAAGAAAATACTGTTTGACAAATCACAGAACAGTGTTACTATTAGAGTGGATGCCAATGATAAAGGTCTTGAATTAGAGGTTGAAAATGGATCAAGCAACGATTAATTTATATCGCCAAAAGTTTGACGATCTGCTTACCAAAAAATACTTTGTTCTTAACACCGAATTAAAGTATTGGTATAAGCAGAAGTTCAAGTGGCGGTTGACCTTTCGTGGTTTAGAACTTACACGTTTTGATAATTACAAAACTTATAAAAGTATGAAAAGAACTTTTAATAAGTTAGACGCAAGTTGCCGCACACGTGTAGAGTATACATTGTCTGTTTTTACAAACAGTAGTGAATTACTTGACTTTGTTTTAGACAACGAAGAATATCGCAACCAATTAATTCAAGTTACGCATGTTGATATGCAATATGAAAATGAAATAATGAACCTTGATGGTGTTGCAGTAGATGTAAAGTTTCAATCACCAAAACGTTATAATCCTGAAATCAAGTATTTGATTGAGTTTGGTTGGGATTTTGGTCTTGACCGTAGTATAACTGGTGTTGTATTAAGCCATAATAGAAAAGAAAAATATAAAGAATTATATGATTATTGTATGGCTAATAGTGATACACTTATTCCCAACATTACTTTAACTGCAGGTGGTCATAACAGATTTTATTACAGCGGTCCACCACAAATTTGGGTTAAAGATGAAGCACAGATTCCCCTGATTTATGTCATGTTTGGACAAATCTATAAAGTTTGGAAATTAGTTAAAAAGGAAAAAAACAATGAACAACAATCTTGCACGAGCACTAATTGACCGTGGAGTAATTAATAGCAAAACACGAATACTTGCTAAATGTCCAGTGTCAGCTTTTGGTGGTATGCCAACAGAAGAAAGCCTTACACTTACAGTAGATAGAGTGCGACATGATGAAGGACAATATATGTTTGTTGCCTCACATCGTAGTGGGCGTAAGTTTATAGTGCCAAGTGATAAAATTATAGAAGTTGATGGTATGGAACCTACAAGGTTAGGTTTAGCATATGATATTAAAGGTGATGGTATTAAGAAATCAGCAGGTAAGAAGCGTGGACGCAAACCACGAATAAATACTATGGAGTCATAAAATGGCAAAAATCTACGAAGAAGTATTGATTATCAAGGTAAGCAAATTAGTTGCTGACAAAGATGCAAATCCTAAAACAATCATCAGTAATGATATTGTTGAAAATATTGAAGCAGTTGTTCAGGAATTAGTTGGTGATAGCGTAATAATTGAAACAGAAAAAGCGGAATAATAATGAGTAGTATCCCACAAGTAGTCCTTAATTCTATTGCATATGGTGCCGCAAGTGGACCTTATAATGGTAGTAGCACTACTTTTAGTAGCGACCAATTAAAAGGTAATGGATATTATGGTTACACTGATGGATTACATACTGTAAGTTATAAACTTACAAACTTTGTTGGATACATTTACTTCCAAGCTACGCTATTACAAAACCCAACTGATAGTGATTGGTTTAATATCACAGCAACAAGTGTAGGCGATGGTTCTACACCAACTACTGGCAGTTATTTCTTTAACTATACTGGTAATTTTGTATGGTGCCGTGCACATATTACAAACTTTACTGCTGGTAATATTAATCAAGTTCTTTACAACACATAAAAATTCTGCTATGGTCAATAGTGTAGATAACTAATTATATCTACACTTTATGGAAAGATCAATGACAGAACAATTAAATCAACCAAATCAAGAAACATTCGGACTTCCACCAGAAGCACTTGACTTTTTACGTAAACAACATATTCATTTTTGCCTACCAATGTATGGTGGTAATTGTAATGAAGCAACCTTTATAGCAATGATTAAGTTCGGTATTATTGCTGGTAAAATGGGTTTAAATTATAGTATTGATACAATGGTCAATGAAAGTCTTATTACACGTGGGCGTAACAATCTTGTTGCAAAGTTTTTGCATAACCAAGCCGCTACACATCTTATGTTTATTGACGTTGATTTAGGATTTGATCCAGAGGCAATTATTCGTTTGTTACTTGCCAATCAAGATGTTGTTGGCGGTGTTTATCCAATGAAGCGTATTCCTATACGTTATGTTATCAATACTGTTCCAAATCCAGTTGTAATGGGTGACCTTGTAGAAGTCTCAACACTTGGAACAGGATTTATGATGGTAAAACGTCACGTTCTTGAACAACTTATTGCGCTACATCCAGAATTAAAGTATCGTGATAATATCGGTATTGGTGCACAGTATGAACCACTTATGTATGGTTTGTTTGATACAATGATTGATAAGGATGACAATTATCTTTCCGAAGATTGGACATTCTGTTATTTGTGGCGTATGGCTGGTGGTAAAGTATTTGCTGATACAGGTATTAAACTTGACCATACTGGTTATCACAAATATGAAGGTAACGTTGAAGAACTTCGCAATGTTCTCACAAATCAAATTAGTAATGGTGGTGCACATCATCTTAATCCAGATGCCAAGTATCCACTTGAACATGGTGTTCAACAACAACCACAGCAAAGTGCTTCTCCACAACCAATTAAATTAAAGTTAAATAAAAACATTAATAAAGACGCCGTAAAAAAAGGTTGAGTTATGAGTGACGAAGAACTTGAAAGTGAATTGGTAGAATTTAAAGTTGTACTTGATAGTGTATGGCACAATGAACCACCAAAATTTCAAGTTCTACTTGATGGTGAATTAATTGAAAGTGGTGTGGTCTCTGAAAAAGAAGAAGATGATTTAGAAAAAACAATTAGTTTTGCTAAAACACTTTTTGAAGGTGAACACATAATATCAATAAGATTAGTTGATAAACGTGATCACCACACCCCTATTGATAGCAACGGTAATATATTAGCAGACCAACTATTAAACATTAAACAAATAGAAATTGATGAAATTGAGTTAGACTATTTGTTTTATCAACTGGGCAAATATCATAAGCAGATAAATGGTAATGAAGAATTGCCTGTATATGAAGAAGAACCACTACCAGATAGCTATAAAAATTTAGGTTATAATGGTGAATGGAGACTTAAATTTTCTGTTCCAACCTATATGTGGTTCCTAGAAAACCTATAAATATTTTATAATGTTTATAACCCAAATTCTTACAGAAGCACCTAAAGTTGGTCGTGCTTTCCAACATATTGAAGACTTGGTTCTTATCGCTGGCAGTAGTGGTGCACTACAAGCTATTGCAAAACTAAATGAAATTATAAGAAATCCACAGCAACAAATACGTTGGAAATGGGATGGCAAGCCACAAGTATATTGGGGTCGTGAACCAGATGGTAAATTCATCATGGTAGGACATAATGGTTGGTTAAAGAAAACTATTGATGGCAAAAGTCAATCACCACGAGAACTTGCACGTTTTATTATGCAAACTGGTAAAGCAGAAACACCAGAAGAAATAAAGAATCGTCAAGCATTTGCTACACAATTTGCAAGTTTATGGTCACTGTTTGAAGCAGCCACACCTAAAGATTTTCGTGGTTATGTTTATGGTGATTTGCTGTTTATGGCAAGACCACAGCTACAAAATGGTGTTTATAGTTTTACACCAAATAATGTAACTTACAGTGTTACAGCAAATAGTGAATTAGGACAACGTATTACCAAAGCAACTGCCGCAGTTGTAGGACATGCATATTTTCCACAGTTTGGCATGGGTGATGAAGAACAACAACCTATAAGTGATTTTACACCGTTTAATAAAACCGCTGGCTTGATTGTATTGGGTCCACGTTATGCACAATCACAACCGCAATTAGATACAACTGCTCTTGCTAATTTACAGAAATATGTTGCGAGTAATAAAATTGGTATTGATAATTTCTTAAATGACCAGAATCTTGCTGCTATGAAGATGGCTGGATTTAAGCAAGTATTATATAATTTTAATAACCAAATGGCACGAAGTGGTATTACAACTGGACTTGCTAACAAGTTTTTAGAATGGTTACCAAGCAGTCGTCAAAGTGTTCCTATGCAGAACAAGATTACTGAATGGGTAAACAAGAATAGTCGTGGATTTCTTGCTACATTTAATGTATTGGAAAATCTACGTGCCATTAAGAATAACATTATTCAACAAATTGATAGTGAACCAAGTGACATTACACAAACTACCAAAGGTGAACCTGGTGGTGAGGGATATGTTGCATATGGTCGTGCAGGTGAACCAAATGTTAAATTAGTTCCAAGACATCGTTGGACACCAACCTAATAAATAATACTTAAAGGAATAAAAGATGCGTTATAGTGAAATAATTGGCGAAGATACACGACAAACGTATGCCGTTCAATTATTATTTCCAAATGCATACAATCAACGTTCATACAGAACAGTTGATACTTTTAGTGCAGATTCTCAAGATGAAGCTGAACGTATTGGTGCAGATTGGGTAGAACAAAATCTTGCAACAATGAATAAGGGAATACATTTCCCATATCAAGTGGTAACATACAGACCACATGAATATGATAACGATACAGAAGAAGATTTAGTAAGACAACACAAAGAACTTGATGCTAATCCACATTTTAAAAGCCCAGAATATAAGAAAAAGGGTGATTTAGAACAAAGATACCATGCTCTTAAAACAATAAAAGCCATTAAGAATGGTTATTATAGTAAAAATCGTTCTAAATGAATCCAGATAAATATTTTATCTGGATTATATGATGACAATTATTAACAGCACATTGAAAGAAGCAAGTGGACCACATATCTCTTTCTTCTTTGGCAGACTAAATCCACCACATTTTGGTCATCAGGGATTAATCCAAACTACAATTACCAGTGCAAAAAATGGTGCGTGGGCAGGATTTTTAAGTAAGTCACAAGACAAGAAAAAGAACCCACTGCCATATGATCTAAAACTACGTTGGCTTTATACATTATATCCAGAAACTAAAAGCCATATTGTAGAAGATCCAAATATTAAAACATTTTTACAAGCAGCCGCATATCTTTATAACAAAGGTTTCCGTAGTGCTACATTTGTTGCTGGTGAAGATGATATGGCAAGTATGCGACCAGTATTGGAACAATATAATGGCAAAGAAGTAGCACATGGTTTCTATAAGTTTGAACCACTTACATTTGTTGAAAGTCCACGACTAACAAGTGCTACTAATGCACGTGAAGCAGCCAAGAGTGGTGATGCAGATGCATTTGAACGTGCTACACAAGTTCCAAGTAATATTACTGTTGATGGCAAAACACTTATGCAAGCCGTGCGTATTGGTTTAGGTTTAAGTGAAACCGTAGATGAAAGTCTAAATGAGTTTGCACCTGGTGATAATGATGATAGATTCGAGCCAGGGTTCAGTGAAGAAATGTTGCGTAAGTTAGCAGCAAAGTGGTGGAATGGTAATGAACAACAAATGGCAGCAGCACAGCAAACATTACATTCCATGGGTTGGGACATTGGTGAAGATGATGGCTATGACGAAGGTGGCGTATTTGTAATACGTTTAGATGACACTGATGGTGATAGTTATATAAGTTGGTCACACAATGATTTGCAAGAATCTGTTAGTGAAGATATTCCAAGTTATGCACCAAAAGGTGACGAGTGGAATGAATTACCACAATGGAAAAAAGATTGGTACGCTAAACGTAAAGAAAATAGTTGGCCTAAACACCCACAACATTACCATGAGCCAGGTTGGCACAAAGATTTTACACATAAGAAAACAAAAAAACATAAAAATAAAAAAGTGGCAGAAGGCAAAGTAAAACTTTATACTGATCCAGATTACTTTGGTGCAGAAGTAGATGATAGTGGCTTTGATAGTTTACCTGTAGTTAATATTACACTTACAGATTTAGTTGGTTTTGAACCTGATGTTAAAATGGCAGAACCAAAAGCAAAAGAAAATGTTAAAAAGATATTAAGTGGTTTAGCAAGTGGTGCTAATATACCACCAATCCTTGTTCGCAAATACAGTGGCGGTTACCAAGTATTAGATGGTCATCATAGATTTTGGGCATACAAAGTAGCAAAGAAAGATAGTATACCTGCACGTATTGTTCCTGATAAAGATATTGAAGAAATCGGTAAACAAGGTGTTAGTGAAGCAGCAGAAAAATCTACAAAGGCTGCGGCAAAGTATCAGGATATGCCACGCAATGGTCAACGTTGTGACCACTGCACTATGTGGCGTCCACCACATGGCTGTAGTGCTGTGAAAGGTAAGATTGCAGCAAATGGTTGGTG